ATGATCAGAGAACCTCATTTTCATCAATTTGCTCTTGCAGAGTTATTGCCATTTTTTGAGCAATTTCCGACGCAATACCTTTCTGGCGAACGAAATATCAAATTGGCTTATCGTCATTTGGTTCAGCCTGAAAGTGCGGTAAGAAAATTGATGATTTTGGTGAATGGTCGAGCAGAAAATATGCTGAAATGGACTGAGTTGGCTTACGACTTTTACCAACAAGGTTATGATATTTTGCTTTTTGATCATCGAGGACAAGGCTATTCACAGCGTATTATTCCTCAAAAAGGGCATTTAGATGAGTTTCATTTTTATACCGATGATATGGCAAAAATCATTGAAAAAACGACCGCACTTTATGATTATCAAGCGCAATATATTCTCGCACATTCCCTCGGCGCTTTGATTTCCACCTATTATCTAGCCAATTACGATCATCAGATTAAAAAGGCCGTGCTTTCTTCGCCTTTCTTTGGTGTTCCAATGAAACATCCGTTACGAGATGAAGTCATCATTGCAACGATGATGGCATTTGGTCAAGGTCATCGCTATGCCTTTGGCAAAGGACATTACAAACCGGCAGATTTAAATCTTAATGAACTTAGCCATTCTAAAACGCGAATGAAATGGATGAACCGAGTTAATCGAAAACGCTCTGCTATTCACTTAGGTGGCCCGACATTCCGTTGGGTACATTTGTGTTTAAATGCAATAAAAGCGCTCCCTAAAATCATTCCAAGAGTGGAAACACCCGTGCTTATTTTACAAGCGGAAAAAGAAAAAATTGTGGATAACAAAAATCTTGAAAAATTGACCGCACTTTTTCTGCATGCAGAATCTATGCTTGTACCTCAAGCAAAGCATGAAATCCTTTTTGAAAAGGATAACGTAAGAAAAGCAGCGCTTGAACGCGTGAATCAATTTCTTCATTCTTAAAGTTATTTTTTAATCTTCATCAAGTTTTCATCAAATTTTATAAAAAACATCTCTTAAATCTTTACTCATACTAAATAAGTGGTGTCTTTATGATCGCTATTTAATCGATTGCGTCACGGTTGTTATGTGTGATGCGTTATTTTTATTATTTATCTAGGAGTTATCCTATGGAAAGTAAAATTCCAGCAGTAGAAGTCAAACTTGGCTTTAAATGGCAAGGGCTGCTGATTGCCGTCATCGTTGGTTTAGGGATTTGATTGATGCGTATGAATCAAAACCAGGTCCAACTGCTCGTCGTGCAGGTGCATTCTTAGCGATTGTTGTCTCTCAAATTGACACGATTACAATATCGAAAACAATCCTTTAAATAACAGTCTAACTTTTTGTGGTCAGATCATTTCGACCGCACTTTTTTATTGAAGCTGCTGATCAATTACAAGTTAGATAATGGGTATTTCCAAATTTTATGTGGCTCTAAGATATGCTTGTATTGTTATAAAACATAAACAAGCTAAAGTTGTTAATGAAAATGGTGAGAATATAAATCAAATGAAATCGATGCTTTTTGCACGCGTTAGGAAATGCCGCGCCGGCGTTGGGAGATAAGCGTTATCGGGGAGCGAATTGGATGTAGGTAACAAGTCTTCTTTGTGATAAATTTATACCTTATTTTTTCCTTTCAAATTAGGAGTGCAAGATGTCTTTTTTCTCTTTTGCTTTTTTAGAAAATGCGATTTCTTTTCAAGGTTATCTTAAATATATTGCTATTTTTGCCTCACTGGGTGCATTGCTTGTAGTAACAAGCTTGTATTTACGTAATCGGTTAGAAACTAAATACCGCGATCTCAGTATTATTTTCCTTTTATTGATCATTTTATTACTTGGTGTGCAATATCATCAGTACCAACAAAATGAAGTCTATGTGGCGGACACCTCTCGTGTTGTTACCTTTTTAAATTCAGTGAAAGACTGTGGGGTAGTGACAATATTTGCATAAGGAAAAAGAAAAAATTTGGTGGAAAAAAATTGGTTAGAGCCCCTGTTTGTCGGGCTTTGGCGTTTTTAGGGGGAAAGTTTATGCAAAAATCGAAAATGGTGGGGATTGGGGGAAAATGGTCGAAAATTGGGTTTTATTTTGCATAAAAGTTGGCGGTGAATTGTTAGGTTTTAAACATTTTTAAAATTTTAAAGTTCGTTTTAAAGTGGGTTTAAAAGGGTTTAAATTCAGCTTTAAAATCTGGGTGGAAATTGCAGGAAGATGAAATAGAGGTGGTGCATCTAAGTGAGGTTTTTAATGGTTGTTTTGGTAAGAGCTAGGAGAAAAGGCGGTTTCAGTGGTAAAAATCGCCTTTTTTGTTGGTTTTTGGGGTTATTTTGGTGCGTTTAGGTGAAATCTAGCGGTTTGTTGTGTGTGATTATGGGTAGAATTTGCGAAAATGCGCCATTATTTGGCGGTATTTGAAAGGAACACAGGCTTCCTTGCCTTTGTGCTTTAAAATGTTAAGAAAGCGCTTGTAATGCGGTTTCTGTGGATGTTACCGACATTGATGTCGGCGACATATTAGAAGTCACGATAGCCACGCACGACTTGCCCTATCACAATCAAGTTATTGGCTTGTTCTGCATTGAGTTCTATTGGTGCGTATTCTGTGTTTTGGCTGATGAGTGTGATGCCGTTGTAGGTGATTTGCACTTTCTTCACTAGCATTGCACCTTCATTATTTAATACAAAGATTTTTCCGTCTTTTAATTCCTTTTTCGACCGATCTACAATAATCTCCTCGCCGTCTTTTAGCGTTGGATACATACTATCGCCACTTACTAAGAACATCGCACAGTCTTCCGCCTTTAAGCGGCGTAAATCGAGCCAAGCCTTTTCTACTTTGGTGGTTTGGTAAGGTTTATATTCATCATTAAAACCACCGCCACCGGCTGAAATACGCACTTCTCGGCAATCTTCAATCACTGAAAAAGTTTCGTCATTGCTTGCTTGTAAATTCGCATCAGGTTTTATCACTTGCGTAATAAATTCAGCTCTCTCTTCCTTTTCTCCAGTTAATAAATAATTAGCAGACATATCAAGGACTCTCGCTAACTCAATAATCTTTGAGGCATTTGGTTCTCTTTCATTCTGCTCCCACATTTGCAAAGTGGAAACTGCGATACCTAATTCCTTGCAAACATCTGGTCTTGCCAAACTAAGCTCGTTTCTACGTTCTTTTATACGATCTCCGATTAAAGAGATCTTTTTCAACTTCTCAACCATAACTTGAAAAATCCTATGTTTTTTTAATCTCTTTTTCAACCCCTAAACAATCTTAATCAAATCAATAAGATAGTTCAAAAGAAGTTAAAAGAGTGTTTAAAATATAAGCAAACAACTTGAAAAAGATTGTTTTCAAGTTGAAAGAGAGTTTAAACAGGTTTATTATTCTTTTCAGATTAACGAAGGAGGTTATCTGATGAGAGCAATAAACGAGGCTAAAAAATCCGCTTTAGATTGGCATCGTGAAGATATTAAAGCGGCTTTAGCGAAAAAAGGTTGGTCATTGCGCCAACTATCTTTACAAAACGGCTATTCAAATGCTGACACATTAAAAAATGCATTAGATAGACCGTGGTTAAAAGGAGAACGTTTGATTGCTGAAGCAATTGGCGTACCCCCAGAAGAAATTTGGGCTAGTCGTTATGCACAACGAAACCATAAAAAATATGCAAATAGATAGTTTTGAGGTTCTTATGAGAGAAAGCAACTTGAAAACACACTATTCAGCAATTGAATTATTAAGTTTTAGTTTAGCTTGTTTACCTAATTCAGTGCAAGGAATTAATTATCAAGCAAGAAAAAATAACTGGCAAAGTAGAAAAAGAGTTGGAAAAGGTGGTGGAAAAGAATATGCCTTGGCATCTTTACCGCAAGAAATTCAAACTGAGATTCGCACTAAATTTGTAGTTTCTATCGTGAAAGCCAAACCCAAATCTCTTCCCGCCGATCTCCGTCAGGTGGAATTAAAAACTTTAACGGAAAAACAACGTGAAGTAGCAGGAGCAAGAATGGCGTTGGTTGCTCAAGTGGCACAGCTTGAACAAGCCCAACCTCGTTACAAGGCGATTAAGTTTTTTTGTGAACAAATCAAACATGGTGGCATTTCTTCTGATTTGATGAGATTGGTTGAAACCGCCAATAACAAGAAAGGAAAAAATCGCACTTTATCTGACCGCACTTTGAATCAATGGGTGTTGGATTATGAAAAGGCGGATACTCCTGAAGAACGATTAAAAGCCCTCGCGCCAATGCAACGGGTGGCGAAAAAGGCTGAAGAAATTGTGTGGTTGCCTGACTTTTTGGCGATATATCGCCAAACCAATGGCATCAATGTGGCAGAAGCCTATCACTATTTTTCGGCTGAATGGGATGCACGCTTTGCAGACGAGCCGTTACGTTTAGAAATGAAACCGAGCATTGACCAAGTTCGCGCTGCGTTGGCGAAATTGCCAAAACACATTAAGGAAATTGGTCGTAAGACAGGTTCTGAACTCCGCGCCCTTAACACTTATGTTAAACGCGATTGGAGCGTGTTGCAGGTGAATGATGTGTGGGTGGGTGATGGCCATGCGATGAAATTGAAAGTCGCTCATCCTGAACACGGTCGCCCTTTTATTCCTGAGGTGACATTAATTATGGATACCTCTTGTCGCTTTATTGTGGGTTGGTCGGCGAGTTTAGCTGAAAACGTTCTCGCAGTGGCAGATGCCTTGCGTTATGGCGTGGAACGCTATGGCATACCCGCAATTTATTACTCCGATAACGGTGGGGGTGAGAAAAACTGGATGCTTGATGGTGATATTACGGGGATGTTGCCGCGTTTGGGGATTAATCACCAAACAGGGATTCCGGGCAATCCACAAGGGCGTGGGATTATTGAGCGGGTGCATCAAACGATTTTATATCGTATCGCTCGCCAGTTTGAAACCTATCACGGCACAGGGGCAGACCGCGACACTATTCGACAAGTGAGCACAGCAGTGATTTCACTGGATAAAGCAAAACGTAAAGGTGCGACACAGCTAACACCAAAACAACAATGGGCAGTGGGTAAATTGCCAAGCTGGAATCAGTTTTTAGATGCGGTTCAAGCTGGGGTTGATTGGTACAACAACGAACATGTGCATAGTGAAATTGGAATGACTCCTGCACAAAAACGCCGTCAGTTGATGGAAAAAATGAACCCTAATGATTTGGTCTTTGTTACGCCAGTGGAAGCAAGGGATTTATTCCGCCCAAGTACATTACGTGTGGCACAACGTGGTTGGTTACAACTTTTCAATAATGATTACTTTAGCGCGAAATTGCTCGATGTTGATGGGCAAAAGGTGCAAGTGATGTTTGATATTCACGATCCAAGCCAAGTGATTGTGAGAAAGCAAGACGGCACTTTTGTGTGTTATGCCGAACTAGATGGCAATAAACGTGATGCCTTCCCAATGCCGTATGTTGAGAAAACACGTCAAGAGCGTCATGCACGCCGCGCGAAATTGAAACAAGAACAGCTTGATGAGATTAATGCGGAACTTAACTCGATTATTACGATTGAGCATCAGCAAGGTTTTGAATTGTTACGCACAAAACCGAAAGCCAAACAGGAAGCTACCCCAATTTTCTTAACCAAAGCGGATAAAGAAGCGTGGGAACAAAGAAAAAAGTTAGTGAATGAGTAAGGATAACAAGATGAAAGCACAAGAATTAAAAACATTTATGGATGCGCACAAGATGAGCCAAAAACAAGTGGCAACCTTGTTTGATGTATCCATTACAACAGTGAGCCAATATTTAAACGGTAAATATCCAACCGATACCAAGTGGCTAGATGAAAAAGTGAATGAGTTGTTAGCACGCCATAAAGCGAAAGTAGTTGAAGCGAAATATAACAATGCGTTTGTACCCACTCAAACAGCAAAGCGCGGTATGGAAATTATGCACTTTGCCCACGCAGAGGGCGAAATTAATGTGATTTACGGTGCGGCAGGCTTAGGTAAAACACAAATGCTTAAACAATATGCGAAAGAACATAGTTCAGCCATTTTGATTGAGGTTGATCCAAGTTGTACACCGAAAGTGCTATTACGCAAAATTGCTGAGACTGTAGGGGCCACCAGTCGCGGTGTTAATAATGATGTTTTGGCAAGTATTGTGGAAAAACTCAACGGTGCGGAACGTTTGTTAATGATTGATGAAGCCGAGTTACTTTCTACCCGCTCTTTGGAATTTATCCGACGTATTCACGATTTAACAAATTGTGGGGTGATTTTAGCGGGCATGCCTCGCTTGTTGGTGAATTTAAAAGGGAAAAATAACGAGTTGGCACAGCTTTATAGTCGAGTGGGTTTTGCTTGCGACCTTGGCAATGCATTACCTGAAAGTGATTTGGCGATGTTAGCAGAAAGTGCACTTAATACGAGCGAATTTAATGCGGCTTTATTGAAAGCCTGTAAAGGTAACGCACGTCGATTAAGTAAGTTAATGCGCGGTGTTGTACGTTCGGCAGAGATTAATGAGACCGAAATTAGCGCAGAGATGATTGAACAATACAGCAAAATGTTAATTAGTTAAGGAGACGATTATGTTACAGGCAAAAACAACCAAACGCCTAAATAAAAACAACGCTTTAATGTTGGCTTATTTGGAACAAGTAGAAAAAGCAGTGAAACGCTTAAATGAAATGGGGCTTACTGTGGTGAATGTGCATTTTGAAAAAATCAAACCAACCTTGCGTGTGATGGCAAATGCGGTGACAGATCGCTTAGAGCGTGAACAACGCGCTTTTGTTTATCAAGTTGGACGCGATATGGGGAGATACCAAGAAGCACAGTTTGCAGTAGAAGGTATTCGAGTGATTTGGCGTAAGTATTTGAATTAGGAGGAGCGATGGCAACGCGTCGGCAAATTTATGCAGTCTATCGTGGCGAAGAGAATTTGGGTGACGGGACGGCAGAAGAATTAGCAAAGAAACTCAATGTGAGCGAAAAAACGATTTACTGTTCGGCAACCGCCGCCCGACGTGAACGTGATAAAGGTAAGCGGCTTGTAGTGATTAAGTTAGGAAAAGAGGAACTCTAAATGAAGGTGATGATTGAAGGGAAAGAATACTGGCGCGATGCAAAAGGCAATTTAACCCCTGCTGAGTTGGTGAAAGAAATCGACAAAGCACGTGATGCGCTCGTGTATGAATGGGTGGAAAAAGGCGTGTCCTTAAATAAGGAGATGCGCAATTTTAAAGATGGCATTTTCGGCGATATTCAGGCGTTTATTGAACTTTCGGCTGAAAAATACAATGCAAAAGTTGGCGGTAGTAAAGGCAATATCACGCTTTATAGCTACGACGGAAAATACAAAATCCAACGTGCTATTAACGACCATTTGCAATTTGATGAACGTATCCAGGCTGCAAAAGTGTTGATTGATGAGTGCTTGAATGAATGGAGCGAAGGCTCTCGCCCTGAACTAAAAGCATTAATTGAACGTGCGTTTAATGTAGATAAAGAAGGAAACCTCAACACTTCACGAATTTTAGGTTTGCGTCGAGTTGATATTCAAGATGAACGTTGGCAAAACGCAATGCAGGCGATTAGCGAAAGCGTGCAAGTGGTGAGTAGTAAGGCTTATGTGCGACTTTATGAACGTGTGGGCGAAAGCGATCAGTATGTGCCGATTGCGTTAGATGTAGCGGGGGCGTAGATGAGTGAGTCTGGCATCGTTGTAATTTGTCTTTTTGCACTATATGCGTGGGTAGCATATTTGATGTTTAAGAATTTATAAAACTTATTTAAATGCCCTTTAAATCTCCCCTAACCCCTCTTTACAAAAGAGGGGGATGGGATGAGGGGCATTCATAATAGGTTTTAACAACAAAGGAGCAAAAATGAAAAAACTGGAAAATTACCGAGATTTTAGCCAACACGCTGCGGAAATGGAACGTGCTGGCGCATGGAAACAAGCAGAAAGTGCTTGGGAAAAAGCGGCAACGGTGGCTCGCCGTCGAGAAAATCAAGAATGGGCGGAAAATCGTCGTTTATTTTGTGCACATTATGTGCGTTATCCCGCGAGAAGACCGGAGGTCAACCATGGCTAAGTTTGTGGCGCGCTTTTATTGTTTAGTTGAAGCAGTTGTGGAAGCTGAAAGCAATGAGCAAGTGTTGGAATTGTGTGATTTGAATGTGTGCGATGTGAATAAATTACCGCATACGATTACGGAAATTGATGATGTTGTTGAGGTGGAGGAAGTATGAGTGAAAAGAAAGCGCAAGTCACCGAGCAACTGGCACAGATTATGGAACAAATCGAAGCAGCAAAAGAACAGTGGCTGGTTGATGATTCAAAAGGTGCTTTGTTGCTATTACAAGCAGCAAGCAGAAAGATGAAAAGTGTGGCGTGGCAAATGGCGCCAGTGTTGGGGTGAGTATGGAACAAGACAAACTACTCAGAAAAATCAAAAAATTGTTGGCATTGAGTAAATCAACTAATCCGCATGAAGCAGCAAGCGCGCTGGCTATGGCGCAAAAACTCATGGCGGAGAATCAACTTAATCAGTCACAAGTTGAATTTAGCCAAGCCCACGCTAAACAGAAAACCGCTATGAAATCCGCCAGATATGTACACATGCTGATCTCAGTGATTACAAAGGCGTTTGGCGTTGAAGGTTATTTATCTAACGCTTACCCAGGCAACGATTACGGCGAAAACAAAATGCACGTTGTATTTTACGGCGCAGAAGAACGCCCTGAAATCGCATCTTACTGTTTTGATGTGTTATATCGCCGATTACAAGGGGCGCGTAAAGCGTTTTTAGACACGCAAAGCAAGCATCTAAAACGTAGCACGCTGATTGCTCGAGGAGATTCTTTTTGTGAAGGCTGGGTTGTCGGCGTGAATCAAAACGTGAAACAGTTTGCAATGACACCGGAAGAAAAGCAAAAAATGGAAACTTACAAAGCAGAAGCGTTTAAGAAAAAGAAATGGATCGAAACCAAAATACGTGAGAAAGGAAACTCTAAAGACTACGGTTTAGCGCAAAGTGAAGGCTATAAACAAGGAAAAGAAGTTACGCTGAATCACGGTGTGAATGGGAAAGAAACAGTTAAGTTGGGGGTGAGAAAATGAGTGACAAAATTTATGAGTTTAGAAAAGTTGAAGACTTTTTGCAGTTAACCGAAGAACAGTTTAATCGTTTCTTGCCTGATTTTATCCATTGGTTTGCTATTCGCAAAACATTTATACAAAAGAAACAAGTCGCTCTCGAAGAGCTTGGTGTTTTTGTACAGGTTAATCCGGAACCGGTTATTAAGTGGAAGGATGATGGAAAAACTGGGGTTGATGGTTACGAAGTAACGATTAGACACCATCAACATGGCGAAAATGATGTAAAAATCAAGGTAAGAAAAGAAAAATAAAACCCATTTACAGCCCATTCAAATCTCCCCTAGCCCCTCTTTATAAAAGAGGGGGATAAGTTAGATGAAGTGGGCTGAGTAATGTGTTTTAAACCTAGTTTAAAGGAGTTTTAAAATGAAATGTAAATGCCCGGCTTGCGGGGCGTTGAGCTCGTTGGATGTGCTAATTGCCAATAAAGCCGCTAGTGATGCCTTAAATGCAGCGTTGTTGGTTAATGGCGAACTTGGTGAAGCATTGATCCGTTATTTGGGATTATTTCGTCCAGCGAAAAGTGCGCTCACTTTTGAACGTGTTGCTACGATTTTAAGCGAACTCACGCCAATGATTAAATCACAAACCATTCGGCGCGATGGTCGTGATTTTCCAGCGCCGCCTGAAACGTGGATTTATGCCATTAATCAGATGATGGCAAATCGCGCCAACTTTACCTTGCCGATGAAGTCGCACGGTTATCTATTGGAAATTATCGCCGGATTTAAACCGGTTAGCACAGCAGTGGCGGTTGTTCAATCGGTGAATCACAGCCATTCGGCGCAAACGACACGTGCGCCGAGTAGCAAAATGAACACAGTGCGGGGAGCGTTGGAATGGGCGCAGGAAATCAGTGGCTAAAGCCGGTGCTGGCAAAAGGGGTGTCAATGCTGATTTTGTTGCGGTTGAAAAATTCGCCGACGGAAGATGTGATTAAACCCACGTTGGAGGCGTGGTATCGAGTTATTACTTATAAACGACACTATGATCAACCATTAGACCAACCAAGATTTGAATCAGCTTTTATGCTTTGGGCACAAAATAATGAATGGTTTCCGACGCCAAAAGAATTTTTAGCTACTTTGCCACGTCGAGAATATCCGGAATTGCCACCGCCTCCGCCAAAAAGTAAGGAAGAACGAGCAAAGGATGCAGAATTGCAGCGACAACACATAGAACGTATGCGACAAATTTTAAGAGGAGCAAGAATTAATGAATAACCGGAAAAGATTAATCGCGAAAATCCATATCGGCAAAAGCCAGTTGGGGCTTGATGATGAAACCTACCGTGGTTTGCTTGCCAACACAACAGGCAAAACCAGTTGCACTGAAATGTCGGATGATGAATTGCATCAAGTGTTGAATGTGATGGTGCAAAAGGGCTTTAAATCCGGCTCTAACTTTTGGGGCAATCGTGCCGCACCGCGTGAAGATAAGAAAATTTATCTGGCAAAAATCACCGCACTTTTGGCAAAACACGGTTTAACCAAAGAATATGCCGACGGCATTGCCAAGCGATCTTTTAAAGTGCAGTTTGTACATTGGTTACAGCCGTGGCAGTTGAAGAAGGTGGTGCAGATGTTGGCAGTGTATGATCGGAATAAAAAGGCGTTGTAAGAAATTGTTGGTAGGTGTAAATTAAAGGCTCTTTGGAGTCTTTTTTATTGGATTTTTTATGAAGAATTTATTTGTGATTATATTGCTTGCCAGCTCTTTTGCTGTCAATGCAGGGGTGTTTGACCATGCAAAAGAAGAAATTAAAATATTCAAAGATTATCCGTTTGATATTCATAAGAATGATTTTTTAGAGCGATTCAAGTATTTTGGAAAATGTATGGCTTATTCCGAATCTAGAATTTGTGCTCCTGAAGGATATGAATCGCTTTATGGAGCAAAATTTAATATAGTCATTACTTTAGATAAAAATAAAACAAATGGAGTTATTCTTCGTCTAACCGATGCAAGTATTGCAAGAGCTGATTTTTGGGAATTATTTCGAGGATTAATTAAATCAGGTTTTTCTCTTTATCAAGTTGAGGATAAAGATGGTATTGCAAATCGTTTTGACGATATTTTAGCATCAACTAAAACAGGACAGAAAATAAATAATGTTGATTCAAAATTAGATATTCTAGAATCAAAAGAGCGTACATCTCAAAAACTCTTTTATGTAGAAACCGATAAGTTGAATTCAATTTTGAAGTCAGGGCAAAGATTTTCTTCATCAGAAGATATAATTTCTAGACTTCCAAAAGATACAAGATTTATTGAAATGGACGTAATGAGTTTTCACGGTCAGAGTTATTCAGTTGAAATAAAAATATCATTGCCTAAACTGGAAGTTACAAAGGCAGATGACCGCCCTATTGAAAAGTTTTAGTCAAATCCCACTTCGGTGGGATTTTTTTTATCTTTTTTTTTTCAAAAATACCGCCTTTTTAAAATTTCCGTGTGAGAATGAGCAAAAAATAACATTGCGGAGGTGATTATGGTGGCGAATTTGGAAGATGTAGCGGAACTTCTACCGGAAACCGTGCAACAGATGGTTGATTTGGTTGGGTTTCCTACTGTTGAAAAGATCATTACAAACTTTGGTGGGGCAACCTTTCGATTTACTGATGGGGTGCATTATTTTCCTAAGCTTAAAGCATTAATTGGTTTGGAAAGTGCGGTGAAATTACGAGAGGTTTTTCGTGGGGAGTGGCTGTATATTCCTCGTTGCCAAACAGCATTGCGTGTGTTGCGTAATTATCGTTTTAAAGCCGATTATGATTATCTTACCCAGCATTTAAATAAATCAGGGCGTATGGCTATGCTTGAGCTTTGCCCTAAATATCAACTTTCTGATCGGAGCGGTTGGGAGATTTTGGCACAGGTGCGCCATCCTGAAGAAACCCATAATCTTGCCTTGTTTTAGTGCTGAAACCGCTCCTCTCTTCATCTTACTCTCTTTTTTCGATAATACCCTTAATCATTAATAGATTAAGGGTATTTTTTTATGTCTTTAAATTTTACACAGATTTTCAACCGTTTAATTGGTCATGAAGGCGGCTACGTTAATGACCCAAGAGACCCAGGAGGTGAAACCAATTGGGGGATTACTAAACGCACAGCTCAGGCAAATGGTTATCAGGGCAATATGCGTGCGATGACTCGTGATCAGGCTTTTAAAATCTACTACTCCGCCTTTTGGTTGCGTTATCAATGCGACAAGATGCCTGAAGCGGTGGCTTTCCAATTTTTTGATGCGGCTGTAAATCATGGATTAGGTAATGCAAGCCGTATGTTGCAACGTGCGGTGAATGTGGCGGATGACGGCATTATTGGCAATATGACCATTGCGGCAATTAAGAAGATAGCGATATCTGATGTGATTATGCGTTTGAATGCAGAACGCCTAGAGTTTTATTGCAAACTTGGCACTTTTGCAACCTTTGGTAAAGGCTGGGTTCGTCGCGTGGCGGGCAATCTTAAATATGGAGCAATTGATAATGAAGTTTAAATTTTTAGGCGTGTTTAAACGCATGTTTAGCTGGTTAGGCAATAAAGGGAAACAACCGAAAAAACGACCGCACTCTTACAGTAAGAATGCGTGGAGTTATATCGCACGCGGGAGACCAACCCCAGCTAAAGCGATTATGTGGAGGTTATGCCGATGAATAAGTTTTTTGAATTATTTACCAATAGTGATGGTCGTGCGAGTACGACAGGTTTTATTCAGTTTTTCGGTTTCTTAGTCATGGCCGGTGTGCTGATTTATGCCGTTTATCTTGACCGTTCTACGGTCACTGATTTGTTCTTTTATTTCGCTTGTTTTTGCGGTGGTTCGGCTGCAACCAAGGGTGCTGTAATGGCATATCAAGCCAAACAAACCAAGTCAGAAGAACCGATCACAGGAGAAGTCTATGTCGAACCGGAACAAACGGATAGACCAAGGGGGATTTAATGACGTTACAGATGATTTTAATCGGCTCAGGTACTGCACTGGCTATTTGTGGTTATGTGGTATTTAAGCTCAAACGTGCCGGGCGTGAAATTGACCGATTATTAAAAGATAACGAGCAGTTGGTGCGTGAAAAAGCTGTCTCTGGTACGCAGGTGAAACATTATGAAACGAGAAAACAACATGAAGAAAACAGTCGCAATGCTGACCGTGACACTCTTATTGATGGGTTGCACAAGTCAGGGGATCTCCGTGATTAATGCAAGCTGTGCCGGTTTCTCGTTGATCTCCGCAAGCCGTCAAGATACGACAGAAACTTTGCGTCAAATTAAAGTGCATAACGATACATATCGAACTATTTGTCAGCGAGGTGAAAATGGAAGTGCACATTAATGGGATGATGATTTTTAATGGGTTGGTATCTGTTGCGGTGTTCTTTATTGGTGTGTGGTTTAAGAAATTAGACAGTGAGTTTAAAAGCCTGCATGACGAAGTTAAAGAAGTTAAGCGCGATTATGTCTCAAAAGAAGTGGCTGGTATCACCAATCAAAGCATTTTAGATAAATTAGGGGCAATTTCTGAGCAATTGCAGTCCATTACGAAAAAATTAGATAACAAGGCAGATAAATAATGTCAGCAAGAGATCGGAAACGCTTAGAGCAATTAACCGAAAGCGCACAAACAAATGCAAAACTAGATGAAATTTTAGGTTTGACCCGTGCAGTCAATCATAAAATCGACCGTTTAGATGGGCGTGTGGATGATATTGATGTCCGTTTAGCTAAGGTAGAAAACAGTATGGCTAAATTGGGGGTGCGATCCGCTTTAGTTGGTGGTTTGGGCGGTTTATTGGTATCGGTTGGATTTGAGCTAATCAAAGCCAAATTAGGAGGCTAGTGAATATGGCACACGATGAAAAAACCAAGGCTTATGTACGCCGTTGCTATGTGTTTGATTGCCTGACGCTAGAACAAGCAGCAGAAAAAGCCAAAGTATCCTACAACACGGCGCGCCGTTGGAAAAAAGAAGCGGAAGCACGTGGTGACAACTGGGACACGGTGCGTGATGCGAATACCATGGCAAGTGGCAAAGTGGAAGACGTAGCGCGCGGTATGCTCACCACTTTTGTGATCTACTTTGAAAAGACCATGGAAGAGCTACGTCATACGGAAGACTTGCCAGTCAGCGATAAAGCTAAACTGATCCAAGGTTTGGGTGATAGCTATTCAAAAATGGTGGCGAGTAGTAAGCGGTTATTGCCGGAAGTGTCGGAACTGGCGACGGCTGTTAAGACAATGATGATGTTCGGGGATTATGTGCAAACAAAAACAACGGATAAACAAGTACTTGATGTCATTATCGACGCATTAAACGAGTTCGGTGCAATCTTAAAAAAGGAATATAAAGAATGAGACTGCTAATTCATTATTTGCCCTGTATTGTTTCCATTATTTGTGCCTACTTTTTATTAAAACATGGTGTGAGTGGCTGGGGCTGGTTCCTTTTTATCGGTTTATTAGTCACGCCATGTAAGAGTAAATAAAATGAGAAATAAAGAGCTTTTAGCCGAATTAAAAGCCTATTCAGACAGCTTGCGACAAAAGGTCGAGGCAAAGTTTGAGGGGTGGGATGATTCTCTTGCTGCCATTAGTGAGCGACGCAAAAAGGTGTTAGATCCTGTTTCGGGCTATGACTTTTTTGTGTCGAATTACTTTCCGCATTATGTGCGTTCTAGCTCTCGTTCGCAGTTGCATAACTATCTTTTTGAGCAGTTGCCACAAGTATTACAACAGCCATCATCAGTGCATTTAGCCATTGCTGCGCCACGTGGTGAAGCTAAATCGACCTTGGTTTCCCAGCTCTTTACACTTTACTGTCTTGTGACACAGAAAAAACGCTATGCGTTGATTGTGATGGATAGTATCGACCAAGCCTATCCAATGTTGGAAGCCATTAAAGTAGAGTTGGAATTTAACCAACGTTTGCGCATTGATTTCCCTGAAATGGCTGGACAAGGGCGTGTGTGGCAAGCCGCAACTATTATCACGAAAGCCAATCAAAAAGTGCAAGTAGCAGGCTCTGGCAAAAAATTGCGTGGTTTACGCCATGGGGCGTATCGTCCTGATTTGGTGGTACTGGATGATATTGAAAATGACGAACAAGTGCGTAGTCCCGAACAGCGTGACAAATTGCACGATTGGTTGAAGAAAACCGTCCTTCCGTTAGGGGCAGCTGGGGATAAGTTAGATGTGGTGTATATCGGGACTATTCTCCATTACGACAGTGTTTTAAACCGCACTTTATCGAGTAAAGCGTGGAAGACAGCTAAGTTTAAAGCCTTAATTCGTCAGCCTGATGATATGAGCCTGTGGGATAAGTGGGAGGACTTCTACTTAAACGAAGGCGAAGCGGTGGCTGATGCTTTCTATACGCAAAATCAAGCGGCAATGGATAAAGGCGCAGTAGTGAGCTGGGCTGCTCGTCCTATTTTAACCTTGATGAAGATTCGCGCTCGTGATGGGCATGCCACCTTTGATTCGGAATATCAAAATGACCCGTTAAGCAGTGATGATGCGATGTTTGCCAATAGTTTGACTTATTGGACGGAATTGCCAGCAAATTTAATTTATTTCGGTGCGCTTGACCCATCCTTAGGAAAAGCAGGGGCAAGCCGTGACCCCTCTGCCATTTTAGTGGGTGGGTATCACCGAGAAACAGGCAAGTTATATGTTGTGGAAGCGCAAGTGAAGAAACGTTTGCCTGATTTAATTATTGAAGATGTGATCCGTATGCAGAAGCAATACCACTGTCAGCGGTGGTTTGTTGAAACGGTGCAATTCCAAGAGTTTTTAAAAGATGAATTAGTGAAACGCTCGGCACAACGTGGCATTCCTGTTCCAGCGACGGCAACTAAACCAAATACAGACAAAATGTTGCGTATTGAGAGCCTACAACCCCACATGGTGAATGGCTTAATTTTGTTGCATAGCTCGCAAGCTACACTGATTTCCCAGTTACGCCATTTTCCGAAAGCAGACCATGATGATGGCCCGGATGCGCTGGAAATGTTGTGGCGTAATGCCGTGGGTAGTTCGGCAGCGATTGAGTGGATTGGGTTAAATCAACTGAATGAGATTGAATCAGATGAATACGAAGATGAAGACGATCTTTATTCAATATGGAAACATTAAAGGCGGATTAAATGGGATTTATTGATAAGGTTAAAAACCTTTTAAAAGGTAATGAAACAGAGCCAACACAAACCGATGATGCGGAAGTAACTGCAACGGGGCGTGTATTAGATGATCACCCCTCTGCAAAAATTACGCCTTCAAAATTAAAGCAGATTTTAGAGGATGCCGAAAACGGCGATATTCAGGCGCAGCATCAACTTTTCATGGATATTGAAGAACAAGATAGCAGTATTGCCGCCAATATGATGACACGTAAGCGTTCAGTTTTAACGCTAGATTGGCGTATTGTTGAACCACGTAATGCAACCCCTGCAGAAGAAAAATTGCAAGCAGAGATTGATGAGTTATTTTATCAATATCCCAATCTTGAAGACTTGTTTATCGATTTAATGGATGCCGTGGGACACGGTTTTTCGGCGTTGGAAATTCAATGGGCGCAAGTAGATGGCAAATGGGTTCCCAAAGGCTTTAAACCTTGTCCGCAGTCTTGGTTTAAATTGGATAAAGAGGATAGTTTATTATTACGCACGCCAGCTAATCAAATGGGTGAGCCTTTACGTCCTTTTGGTTGGGTGGTACATCGCCATAAATCTCGTTCGACACAGTTGGCTCGTGATGGCTTATATCGCACATTGGCATGGCTTTATATGTATAAGCATTATTCTGTGCGTGATTTTGCCGAGTTTTTAGAGCTTTATGGTATGCCGATTCGCATTGGTAAATATGGTGCTGGTGCCACTAATGCGGAGAAACGCACGTTACTGCGTGCGTTGGCTGAAATTGGGCATAACGCGGCAGGCATTATGCCTGAATCGATGCAGATTGAACTGCATAACGTCGCTAATGCGGGTGCAGCATCGGGTAATAATCCATTTTTACAAATGGTTGATTGGTGCGAGAAATCTATTGCTCGGTTGATTTTGGGGCAAACCTTAACATCGGGGGCGGATGGTAAAAGCTCCACCAATGCGTTAGGTAATGTGCATAATGAAGTGCGTCGTGATTTGATGGTTAGCGATGCAAAACAAATTGCGCAAACCATCACTCAACAAATCATTTTGCCGTATTTGCAAATTAATGTTGATCCGAATATTGCGCCACATCGTGTCCCTTATTTTGAGTTTGACACGAAAGAATATGAAGATTTATCGGTATTTGCAGATGCCATCCCTAAACTTACGGGCATTGGGGTGCAGATTTCGGAAAGTTGGGTGCGGGATAAATTAGGGATTCCTGAGCCACAAGAAGGCGAACTGATTTTAAGCACACCGCAAGGCGAGAAAACGGACGAAAAAACGACCGCACTTTCTGCCATGTTGAATCACGGCAAAGGTTGTACTTGCGGTTGTCGTGCTGCTGCGTTGTCGGCTCAAGATGGTAAAAAGGACGAACAAGATGAACTGGACGGTTTGATTGATGATGCACTGGCAAATGCGGATTTTAATCAACAGCTTGATCCTATGATGAAACAAATTGTAGGCGTAGTCATGGCAAGTGAAAGCTATGACGAAGCACAGGAAAAACTGATCGCACTTTATCCTGATTTAACCAGTGAAAGCCATCAAGCTTATTTGGCAAGTGCGGTATTTTTAGCTGATTTATTAGGAGCTGCCAATGCCGAGCGCACCTAAGTTTGCCATTGGCGTAGAACCCAAACAAGCCATTGAGTTTTTGCGCCAAAAGAAAATGCTTGCCAGCAAGGTGTTAGTAAAAGAAATGCACGATAGCGCATTGGCACGAGCCACGACGATTGCGCGCTTAACTAGCCTTGATATGACAAAGGATATTTACCAATCTTTAGAAACCGCTATGCGTGAGGGCAAAGGCTTTCACGCTTGGAAAAAAAAACTGGTGAGTGAATTTGAACGTAAAGGCTGGATTTTTGGGAAAGATCCGTCTATTCGTGGTATTGATGGGCATTTACTGGCAGATCCAAAAACAGGGGAATATTTTGGCACGCCGCGTCGGTTAAATACGATTTATCGTGTCAATATGCAGTCAGCTTATTCGGCTGCGCGTTATCAACGCTTGCGTGATAACGTGGATAATCGCCCTTATTGGCAATATTCTGCCGTGGGTGATGCACGTACTCGCCCTGCCCATTTAGCATTGAGCGGTAAGGTGTATCGTTATGATGATCCGTTTTGGGCGACATTCTACCCGCCTAATGGGTTTAATTGTCGCTGTACGGTGATTGCGTTAGGCGATAGAGATTTGAAACGCCGTGGGATTGATAAGCCTGACGATAGTTCTGAATTTTTGGTGGAAGTAGAACGCCCTGCGGATAAGCAAGGTAATCGTGAAAAGACGGTAGGTTTTAAATTACCTGATGGCACGGTACGTGTGACGGATAAAGGCTTTGATTACAATGTGGGGAGATTAAACTACAAGCCTAATTTGGATCTTTATCCTGAAAAACTGGCGCATGCGTTTGCGACGGTTGAAATGAAAGGTGGGGAGTTTAAGCACAATTTTGAATTGTTGGCAAAGTATGTGGCGGAGATGAAACAAACGCTCAGCCCAGATGGAAAAAAACTCACTGCTGATCAAATGTTACAGGTGCGAGATAGTCTTACCAAAAATTTTAAATTTGCAGCAGGTGTCTTGAGTGCGGAAAGTAAGGATTTATTGAAAAGCAAAACTGGCACAGTGTGGCTTTCTGATGATACTTTAATTAAGCAATTTAATAGTCGTGATGGGCAAGATTTTGGGATTGATGAATATGCGGATTTGCCGGATATTGTCAATTCACCGGATAAAATTATTGTAGATGAATTCGGCTACCAATTTTATAAAGATGTAAATGGTAAGAAATTGTTAGCTGTATTGAAAGTTTTAAGTCGAGAAAACGAAATTTTTGTGCAATCGTTCAGATTGGTGAGTGATAAGCAATGGAAAAAGGCATTTAAAGAATAAGCCACTAGGCGGGGCTCGAACCCACCGCACACAGTCCAAGGTACTATTTCAACCTATCGCTTGCGATCCTCGAGATTCATCGCTTTTCTAGTGGCTTGACGACTATACCCCCTTAAATTTTAAAAATCAACGATTATGATAGACATTGAAATCAATAACGCACAAGAAATTGCATCGGCACTAGAACGCCTTGCACAAGCCACCGCTCATCGAGCTCCGTTAATGCGAAGTATTGCGGGGACAATGGAATCCGCTGTGCTGCAAAATTTTGATGTTGGGGGGCGTCCTAAATGGCTGGGGCTGAAATATCGTCAAGGTACACCGTTGGTCGATACCGAAAACTTGATGGGGAGCATTACGTCTGACTACAGCAATGATATGGCAACTGTTGGGACGAATGAGCCTTACGCGGCCATTCATCAATTCGGCGGGAAAGCTGGGCGAGGTCGTAAAGTAGAAATTCCGGCTCGTCCTTTTTTGGCTTTAACACCTCAAGATAAGGCAGATATTTTGGAAGACGTGCAAGGCTACTTCCAACGCTTAATTAAATAAATCAGAAAATCGCCCTAAATCGCACGTAGGGCGATTTTTTACTTTCAGGGTATAAGATTTCATCTTTAAATTTTTAAAACAATTTAAAACGGTTTTAAAGCGTTTTAAAATGGGTTTGGGTTGTTTTCAATCATTCAATCTTTCACGTCTTTAATGTGAGGCTTGTTCCTCATTGTCTAAAATTTCAAATTATTTGGTTGCGCTGAAGCCAGTCATCTCTTGTTATCTCGTTCAATTCGATATTCTGCCATCCTAGATTGAGTTTTTAAGGATGGTTTCCAGATGAAATTAACAGTTTCCGCTTGTAGTTTTGAAATTGACAAGGCGAAGTATGGTCGTATCCAACTTTTACCTTATGGCAAATTTCGCGCCACAGACGGCAGACCAACCGATGTGGAGGCATGGTATGTAACAGATACAAATGGCGCGGATGTGGTGGCGTTGGCAAATAATCAACGTAATCCTCTTCCTATTGACTATGAACACCAAATTATTCACTCCCTAAAAAACGGCAAAGAAGCACCAAGTGCGGGCTGGATGGAATATTTCTATTTTACCCCACAAGGGATTTTTGCTGATGTGCGTTGGACTGATAAAGCCGCGGACTATATCAAAAATGGCGAATATCGTTATATCTCGGCTGTGTTTGCTTACGACACAGACGGCTATGTTCGCAAGATCTTTCATGCTGCATTAACCAATACGCCTGCTTTAGATGGCATGGATGAAGCGATGGTGGCAGCCAGCGTGAATTTATTACAAGAGGACAATCCAATGGATAAAAAATTATTGGCAGCATTATGCGCACTGTTTGCTTTAAAAGCAGATGCAAGTGAGGCTGACATTACGGAGAAAGTGACCGCACTTTCGGCAGCTAAAGGCGATAGCACTGTGGACGTGTTAGATGTTTACGCAAAATTAGCTGAAAAAGAACAATCGGTAGCGGCGTTATCCACACAAGTGGGCAACCCTGATCCTGCTAAATTTGTGCCAGTCGATCAGGTGGCTGCATTACAGGCTGATTTTAATGCGCTTAAAACATCTGTAGAAGCGGACAAGAAAGCGACATTAATCACAGCGGCATTATCGCAAGGCAAACTGGCTCCAGCATTAAAAGATTGGGCGCAAAGTTTATCTGTTGAGGCATTAAGTGCTTACTTAGAAAAAGCACCTGCAATGGCCGCATTAAGTGGTGAGCCACAAGCAAAAGACGATCCAGAGCAGAAAGTGGCGGCGTTAAGTGCGGCTGAACAAGCGGCAGCACGTGCGCTTGGTATGACTGAAGCGGAATTTATGGCAGAACATAAGGAGCAAAAATAATGAGCTTTAAAAAATCAGAAGTTTTAAAGGCAATTGAAACCCAGTTTAAAAAAGATTTTGCTGCAGGTTTAGGTTTAATTAAACCGCAGTGGGACTTAATTGCAATGAAGGTATCCTCTAACACCAAAGTGAACACCTATGGTTTCTTAGGTCAGTTCCCGAAAATGGTGGAATGGGTAAATAAACGTCAGCGTAAAGCAATGCAAGCACAAGGCACCAGCATTGAAAACAAACTTTACGAAAGCACGGTGGGTATCCCTCGTACCGATATTGAAGATGACCAAGTAGGTTTATTCCGTCCAATGGTGCAACAGGCGGCACAAAGTGCGGCTGAATTGCCTGATGATTTGGTATTTGGTTTGTTAAAAGCAGGTAAAACCACGCTTTGTTATGACGGCCAAAATTACTTTGATACTGATCACCCGGTTTACCCAAATGTGGATGGTACAGGTGCAAGTAAAGAGCAAAGTAACTTAACGACTGGTACAAAAGATGGTGCGCCAACATTCTATCTTTTCGACACCACCAATGCGATTAAACCGTTAATTTGGCAAGAACGCACTGCGCCAGAAATTGAAACGAAATTTGATCCTTCAAAGTCTGACACCGTATTTAACGAAGATATTTACGAATGGGGTGTACGTGCTCGTGGTGCAGCCGGTTTTGGTTTTTGGCAGTTAGCGCACTGTGTGGAGAAAACTGAACTTACTGCGGAAAACATTATGGCAGTCATTGCCCAAATGCAATCCTTAAAAGGTGACGGTGGCAAGTTATTGAACATTCGTCCGAATGTGATTTTAGTGCCACCTGCACTTGAATTCAAAGCACGTCAAATCTGCGAAGGTGAATTAATTAACGGCACGACTAATATCTTAAAAGGTCGTTTAAAAGTGATTGTGTCTCCACAAATCATTGCGGAATAACCATCAATAAGGGCGAGCAATCGCCCTTTAGGAGCAAAAATGGCAAAGGAACAACAAGACAGCGAACAGCAAGATGAAACAAACGCTGAACAGCAAGATGAAGTAAAAGCTGAGACGCAAGATGAAACTGCAGAAAACACATCTGATGTTTTGGTAGAAGGCGGTGAGGTAATTAACCCTATTGCCTATGCGGTGACGTTACGTGCAATTCATCCGCAAGCCTCTTATGGTCGCTGTGGTTATCGTTTTAACAAAGAAAGTGCGGTGGAAATTCCAGTTGAAAACTTGACGGGTGAGCAAGTCATTATGCTTGCTGAAGATCCCTGGTTAGAACTTATTCCCATCTGCGATAAATAAGGATGAGTGATGCATTACGCCAGTGCAGAAGATTTTGTGTTACGCGTGGGGGAAGTGCAAGCCATTGAACTGACCGACCGTGATTTGACTGGGCAAGTTAATGACAATTTGCTTGATGTCGCATTGTCTGACAGCTCAAGCCAAATTGATGGTTATTTGGCAGCACGTTATACCCTCCCTCTTGTGAGTGTGCCACAAAACTTAGTGCGACTTTGTTGTGATTTGGCACGTTATCGTTTAGCGAGTATGTCTCATGTGACGATTACAGAGGAAATTATTACACGCTATAAATTAAGTTTAAAAGAACTTGAGGATATTAGTGTGGGTAAGATTTCACTTGGGTTGCCACCTACAGAGAATAATGATGCCAACGAACACGACAATGGCGTGATTTTTACTAATCCGAAAAACAGGATTTTTGGCCGTGATAACCGAAATTGAAAACGCACTGGTTGACCGCTTGACACGCGGCTTGGGACAGCTTGCCAACACCGTGAAAAGCTATGGTGGTGAGCTCGATGATGAAAGTCTTGGGACATCACGTTTGCCGATGTGTTTAGTCACTTTTGGGGGCGCACGTATCGAACGTATGGGCACCAATTTGAAACGACATCAATCCACAGCAAACTTTGTCATTATCGTGGCAGTAAATAGCTTGCGTAGCAATATTGCTGCACGACAAGGCGGAGCAGATAAACGAGAGGTGGGCGTTAATCAGTTGATTACAGCAGTACGCCGTTTGTTAGATGCGCAAACCTTAGGGAAATTAGTCAAGCCACTGAAACCGACAAGGGTGCGTACGCTTTTTAATAATGCCACTTTTAAAGGTGGGGCGATAACGGCTTATGCGATTGAGTATGACGCAGTCTATGACGATTTAAGCCCGTTAGAAGATGGTCGTTATCCTGAAATGACGCAGGATAGCAAAAATCCTGATTATCTGTTTACGCATTATCATGGTGAGCTATCGCCACCAGATCCGATGTTAGAACGTATAGGTAACAACATTTATGACCCAATAAGCGGTGCTAAAGTGCCGTTTGAGGTGGAGACACAAAATGAAAGTGAAAGCAGCAATAGGCATTAAGGTGCCGATGGAACATCAGCCTTATACCTATATTGAAGAAGTACCGGTAGAGGTAGAGCCGTCGATTTATTATCAACGCCGTATTAATGATGGCGATTTGATTGTAATCACAGAAACACGTTCACGCAAAGAACAGGAGAAAGACAATGGCTGAAACTAACATTGATTTTGATAATATCCCGACAAGTATTCGTCAGCCGGGTGTTTATAGCGAATATAATTCGCGCAATGCGGTAAGCACGTTACCAACCAATGAGCAAAATGTATTAATTGTTGCACCAATGGTGAATGGTACTGCGCCTTTTACTGCACCCGTTCAAGTGTACTCTGATTTAGATGCTAAAAATCAATTCGGTGCAGGTTCTTGGGCTCATTTAATGACCCGTGTAGCGATTCAAAATAACCCATTAATCCGTTTATCCGTGATTGGGTTAAAAGATAGTGATTCAGGTGTAGCCGCAACAGGCACTGTGACGTTAGCCGGTACAGCTACGCTAAGCGGTGTTGTGAAAGCCGTTATTGGCGGTGTAGATTATGCCGTTGCTGTCGCAAAAGGTGAAGCGGCGAACGATATTGCCACCCGTTTAGCAGCGGTTATTAATGCGGGCGATTACTGCCCTGCAACTGCAGCCGTGAGTGAAGGCACCATTACCTTAACGGCAAAATGTAAAGGTGCAATTGGCAATGAAATTTCAATTAATGCAGTTAGCCGCGCTGATGGTATTAGTGTGACCTCAGCTGTATTTAGTAATGGTGCAGAAAATGCGGATTTAACTGCTGCACTAGCATCTGTTGCAGGTCAGCATTATCACGTCATTATTTCTCCATTCGCTGATGATAAAAATGCAAAAGCGTTACGTGAACATTTAGACTTGGTTGCAAGCCCGGTTGAGAAAAAACCTGGTGTGGGTGTATTAGGTTTTAATGGCACATTGGCAAGCGGAACTACGTATACCGAAAAAATCAATGCGAACCGCATTACGGTGGGTTGGTATAAAGGTGCGGTGGAATCAAATGCCTTAATTGCAGCAGGTTATGGTGCGATTATTGCAGGCGAAGAAGACCCGGCTAAACCGTTAAATACGCTTGAGATTAAAGGTTTAACCCCCGTTGATGCCACTCAAACACCATTAAAAACCGAAGTCAATCAGGCACTTTTCCATGGTTTAACACCTATTACGGTAGTGAATAATCGTGTGCAAATTATGCGTGCAATTACGACTTA